TTACCCATTGGCGCGGCTTAAGAGCTTATTTTTGAATTCACAATGGTCACGATATAACCATCTTGCTCGACCGTGGATAACTTTGGCTTTTGGCAGGTCGCCGGACTTAATCCGGTCGTAGATGAAGGTTTTACCAAAGCCAGTATCGGCCATGATGAATTTCAAATCAACCAGTGAATCAGGCTGGAGTTCGTGTTGCATGAGTGCTATCTCCAAATAGGGAATCGAACCTGCAAATCAGGCAATAAAAAACCGCCATCAGGCGGCTTGGTGTTCTTTCAGTTCTTCAATTCGAATATTTGTTACGTCTGCATGCGCTATCTGCGCCCATATCATCCAGTGGTTATAGCAGTCGTTGATGTTCTCGGCTTCGATAACTCTGTTGAATGGTTCTCCATTCCATTCACCTGTGACTCGGAAGTGCATTTATCATCTCCATAAAACAAAACCCGCCGTAGCGAGTTCAGATAAAAGAAATCCCCGCGAGTGCGAGGATTGTTATTCACCTTTGACGGCAAGTTGCAGGTTAGCCATGGTTAACCTCCTGCGGAGTAGCCTTTACAAGCACTGGCGTAAATCCATCTTCATTAAGGTTATGAATATAGACTTCCGTTCTCCTGCGCTCTTCAGCGTTTAATATGGTTTCTGGATCATAAACCCATACTTTCATTCGACTATTCCATGAAGAAATCGCTTCAGATTTAGTTCGTTTTTCTGGTCCTTGGGCACCACATTTGCATGACACATAGCGCATTTTCCCTCTGATACTGAATGAGTATCCGATGTTAAGCACAGTGGAACCACAGAATGGGCAGCGATATAGATTCATAAATCATCCACCTTAGGCGCAGCTGAGACAGCAACATTCCAGAACTCAGAAAACATATTGTATGCACCAGATAGATTGGAAGTGGCATACCCTCCAAGCTCACTTCTAATCTGAACGGCTCTCATCATTTCCGGGGTTAACTCCTTCGGCACCATAACCCAACCATCCGGAATTACCGGAGAGTTGCCATTTACATCGAAGTTTGGCTCTGCGTCCTGAACTAGGAGGATGTAACCATTCTTGGCAGTATCAAGTTCTAACGCCTCGGTGACGGTGCCGAAATAGCGATTACCTAAATCAGCATCACAAGTGCTTACATCAATGGAAACTTCCATGCCTTCGATTAATTCTGGCAAGTTGTAAGTTTGGCTTACAGGCTCTGCTTCCAGTGATGCCAGTGCAATTCGTGCCAGTTCCATTTGTTCGCCACGAGTAAGTCCGTTATCAAGCGGATTTTTAATGAATAATTCGATACGTTCTTTGGTTATAGCGCTCATATCACTCTCCTTTGATGCGAATGCCAGTAGCGCGGATTGCATCGATGACTTCAGAAACTTTGTATGCCATTACCGTTTGGTAATCATCGTGAAAATCTGTTCGATGAAGCATGCTGCTACGTTCCGGGAGCGATATTTCCCGAGCATCCAGTTCCTTAACGCGTTCCTCCAGTTCGTAGACCCTGCATTGTTCTCTATCATCAATCAGATATAACCCAAGACATTCGCTTTCTACCCAACCGCCAAAATCATGATCGTAACGCTCACATGAAAACTCACCGTCACCGTCCTTTGTTGGAATGGTGTAACTATCTAATGGGCCACCATATGTCGGCACATTTCCCAATGTTGGATGCTCAATCCACATGAAAAATGCACGTCCGGTTATTGGGCAAATATCTGGCCGCCATTGGTTACGAACAGCCTTGGTTTCGGATAATTCTTCAGCGTGTTGTTTTACTTCCTCAAGCTCAACGCGCAGCTTCCCTACCGTAAGCGCAATATCCTCGTTCTCCTGGTCACGGCGTTTGATGTATTGCTGGTTTCTTTCCCGTTCATCCAGCAGTGCCAGCACGGTTTCTGGTCCGGTCAGAAATTTGAAGGCGTTGAGCGCATCAATATCCACACCGTAATCTTTAAGTTCCTGTTCACTTATCAGATCATCATCAACTGGCAACATTAACAGGCGTTCCATTGCCGGAATTGCACGTTCTGCCGCCTCACGCAGCGCCAGTGTGTCGATGTCGATGTTGCTCATTGTGCCTCCTCGATTTCGTCCCATTCCACCCAGGCATTCTCTCCATCAGCATCGATTTCACCTTTGTGACCGCATTTGGAACAAACGGCCTCATCACCCGCCCACAAAGAATCTTTGGTTACCGACCATCCTGTTACCTTGGCTTTGCCGTGCTGGCACTTAGGGCAATCATCAAGCCATTCGACTTCGACCGTTGAAGGACCAAATCCATGTTCAGTTAGGATGCTCATGACTGAACTCCTTTGCGAATCTGTTCCGCCCATTCTTCAATCGCTTTCTGCTGGCCTTCGGCCAGCGCATTAGCACGCGCCAGTTGCACTTCCAGTTGCGTTGCCAAATCGCTGAGCAGCTTTGCCACACTGCGCATATCAACGGCACCACATTCAGCTTTCAGTTCCGAAGCCATCTCATGCCCGGCGGCAACTAACCCTTTGATATTACTTTCCATCTTTACCCTCGCTTATCCACATAACTTATTGATTACATTGATAACTAAAAAGATCGTCGATTCAGAACTCTTCGATGTTCCAGCCACCACCTGCTTTCTTTGGTTTAACCGTTACCCCGATGATTCGGAACGGATATTGATCTGCGGCGACTTTGGTTTTCACCCTGGCGTCGTCGGTCCAGAAACCTTTCACTTCGTGCAGTTCCATCTCGCCGGTGGCGAGCATCACAGCAAAATCGGGCGTATAGAACGTGTTGTCAGCTAACCGCAGCTTGATACCCTCAAATCGATACCAGACGATTTCTCCTGCACGTTTACGCAGCTCAAGGTGCTGGCAATACGCAGATTCTGTTTTGTTCATCTGGCCTGTTTTGAGTCGACCAAGAGCCTGTATCTGTTTTCTCATGATTTACCCCCGAGGTAATTAAAAACCACATAAGACACGAAATCAATAGATTTTAGAATATTTTATTACCTAACAGGTAATTATCGAGACGTAAAAAAATGCGCTATCGCGCTGGTATTACTTGATAAATCCTGACGCCTTTCCCCGCCTGTATTCCTCCATCAGCCACTGCGCCGGTGTTATTCCCCCCAGGGTGGCGGCGTTAGGCATACACCCGAAACTTCGCCCTGGTGGATGGTAAACGTCTCTCCCTGTGTCCGGAGGCGTACTCATGGGTTCTGGCTTTGCCTGTATGCTGATCACCGGATCGGGTATCTGCTGTCCGGAAGCCACCTTTTTCGCCCAATCATCGAGCAGCCTGCGCGCATGTTTCTCAACCTCAATCTCGCTAAGCTGGCGCTGATACATTGCACGGCGGGTATCACATACGACCCAGTACATAACCGGATGCCGCCACGGGAATCTTTCGGGACCACCAGGATATAAACTTTTTTCCTTGCTGTACCGGTGAAACTCCGCCATCACATCGTCAATGGTGACGCCAAGAACCATCTTGCTGTCTTTACACCACTTGATGAATTGCCCTGGCGACGGCCAGAACGGAGATTCACTGGCGCGGGCGTGGCGCATACCAGCAGAAACCTGTTCACGGGTTCGGATCCCCCCTTCGGCAAACGCAGCAATCCACTGCTGTTTTGCAGCAACTTCCTGCTCTGGCGTCTTCAGGTTGGTTACCACTGCCGCCGGAAACAGTTGTTTCAACTGTTTGAAAAGGGCATCAACAAGCCTCTCTGCTGACATGTTCACCACGTTGTCATTGTTAGTGTACTGATGCTCATAACCTGACATGCGAGAAAGGGCTTCTCCGTCACGGTTTTGTATCGCGGTAAAAACGTTGTTCACAAGAAATCTTCCCATGCTTCAGGGCTGTTCCAGTGCGGAACGTTGTTATCAGGTAATGTTGATTGCTTCTGTCTGCTAATCTGCAGCCGCCTTGCCAGCTTCTGCTCCCACTGTGCCTGATGGTATGCCTTACCCTCAGCCATCCAGTAAATTCTGAACTCTGCAAGTTCCTGTGCCGTTGGCAGACTGTCCAGGTAGATCCCCTGCAATGAGCTTTTCCGAAGAAAGTCATCTGATGGCTGCCATTGTTCATGCATGACAAATTTGCCTAATTGCCCTGGCCCACCAGGAGGAACAAAGTTATTCATCACGGCGTTGTTTGCGCCGGGGTCATGAGGCACAGAATCCCCGTTTTTTGTCCTGCTCTCCCTCTCTTGGTTAAATGACTGGTTATATGACTGGTTCTGGATCCCGTTTTTGGGATCATTCAACATCCCGTTTTTGGGATCATTCAACATCCCGTTTTTGGGTATATTCCCGTTTTCGGTAACATTACCGTTTTCGGTAACATTACCGTTTTCGGTAACATTACCGTTTTCGGGTTCATTGCCCCCCTCCCGGTTGCCTTTAATGTTCCCGTTTTTGGTTATATTAAGAGAGAAAACCCGCACTCTTTTTGTCGCTCCCTTTCTCTCTCCGGTATCTGAAATAAGCCCCATTTTCATGAGCGATATAAGCCCGGCCTGCACGGTTTTTTTATTCAGACAAGTGTCTTTAACGAGACGTTCTATGCTGGGGTAGCAGAGGTTATATTCATCGGCTCTGTCAGCCATCGAGAGCAGTATGAGCTTTAATGACGAGCTACCTGGATCTGTCTCCCAGGCCCAATCTGTTGCATGTCTGCTCATGATTAATCTCCGCTATCAGCTTGAATGTTGTGGGGAGGAATTAATCATGATCTGCTTAATCTCTGCCCTGATGCGACGGTTTGATTCCATGGTGCACTCAACACAGTGTCCGTTGTAAACCCAGCGTTCACTGTCATGTCCGTGCTTACATGGTTTTCCGGTGTAGTAGCGTTTAAGTCCGCGCTTTGCGGCATCAATACGTGTAATGATTTCCATGGTAAGCCCTGTTATTAGTATTGGGATTACGGTCATTTTGTGCTGACACAAAAAAAAGATCAACCAGATTTGGTTTTTTATTACCTTTGAGGTACGAATAGATATGAAAAGACCGCCGGGTGGCGGTCTACAGAGGGTTGTAGCTGGATATCATGAGTAGAAGAAGTATGCCAGTTCTGCTTTTGAGCGCAGCCATTGTCTTGTTTTACAGGCTTTAAAAAGCCCATTCATCAATACTTTACCTGGCATTTTGCGCTTACCTGTTAAGTGAGTATGGATATAGTGACTCGTCGTTCCGGCTTCCTGTGCGAAGGCTTCACGCTCATCCGGAGTAAGTGCAAGCCAGTGCTTTTTGAAATCGAAATGTCCGTTATCGCTCATAGCTATTGCCTGATATTTATTTCAGATAATAAATATTCACCCATAAGGTAACAAAAATCAAGGATAGTTACCTATGAGGTGCATTTACCTGTTGGGTAATATTGCTTTAAATTGAATCATCTACTGATTCATATATGAGACGATTTTCCAGAAAATGAAAAGTATCCAGGACGTCCGCAGGCAAAATCTCAACGACTTGATCGACCGTGAATTCAATGGTGTTCAGACGCGGATGGCAGAAAAACTTGGAACTCAGGCAAATCTGGTAAACCGCTGGGCTCTTGGCAAGAAGGTTATCGGCGACCAAGTTGCACGAAAAATTGAAGCTGCCGCCAATAAACCCCGTAACTGGCTTGATATCGATCGCTCGCTTTCTCAGGAAGGTTTTCAGCCTGTCGGCCCAAGCGACATTGGCCAGCTGGCGGCTCACAACCTGGAACGCTGGATGAGCGAAAGCCGCGACCTTTCAACACAGGGAAAACTTCACCGCGCATCCGGCGTAGCCCAGGTGACAATCAGCCGCCTGTTAAACAATGAGGTCAGCGTTTCCATTTCCACCCTGGAGAATGTTGCATCCGCATTCGGGCGTCACGGCTATGAATTACTGATTCACCCGCACGACCCTGCGACCATCAACTATGATCGCTCGCGCTACGCATTGTTACCCGAAACCGAGAAAGCAAAGATCGAAAGTTACATTGAATTTGTCATCAACCAGAACGAAAAAAACAAACAATAAAACCATATTTTTCAGTAAGTAAGCCGCCTTATGGCGGCTTTTTTATTGCCTATTCGATTACCTAACGGGTAATTTTTTTAACTCATATCTATTGACATCAAACCATATACGCATAATTATTACCTCAACGGTAACAGACCGAGGTAACAAGTTATGCAGTGGAAAATCATCAACGGTTGGTACTGCGTTACTGCATGCGGATTCATGAGCTGGAAGTTCCGCACCTTACAGGAAGGCATTAAGTGGGCTTTCGTCAGCAAAGAAGCTCGCGATGTGGCCAACGATAACGAGATATGGGAGGGCTGATAATGAACGTTAATCAGCAGAAAAATCTTCAAAAAATCATGCTGGCATTCGACAAGGACTACCGCCTGTCAGAACAGCTATATGACCGACAAGTTGAACTGATTGAGAGTATCCGGCTTCATCAACTGGCATCAACTTTCGACGTTGTAACAGTTAAAGGCGTTCGCCAGGAAGTACTGGAGGCCGCTAAAGACAGCCCTGAGTTCGAAGAACTAATGGATGCCTACCGGCGCGAGGCAATGGCAATTATCGCCCGCTGGGATCTGGCTGATCAGATTGATGGGCAGAGGGACGCGGCATGAATCCGGGAATTTATTTCGATATCAGCAACGAGGACTACCACGCCGGTGACGGCGTGAGTAAGTCGCAGCTAGATATGGTGGCTAAGAACCCTGCCCTTCTGAAATGGGTGAAGGCTGCTCCGGAAGACGAAGAGAAGAAGTCTGCACTGGATATGGGTACTGCTCTGCACTGTCTGCTTCTGGAACCTAGAGAGTTTGACAAACGCTTCATCGTTTCACCGAAATTCGATCGTCGGACAAAACAAGGTAAAGCTGACGAAGAGGCATTTATTCGTGATGTAGCGGATATGGGGATTTCGGTACTTGATGCAGAGCAGTGGCGAAAACTGGAGCTGATGCGTGATAGCGCAATGGCTCACCCGGCGGCACGCTGGATGCTGGAAGCACCTGGTTACTGCGAAGCATCAATGTACTGGAACGATGAAGAGACGGGTGAGTTGTGCCGAATTCGTCCAGACAAATGGCTGAACGAGCACAACGTAATCGTCGACGTGAAAAAGGTTGCAGATATGGATCGTTTTGCTCGCCACATCGAGGAATTCCGCTACCACGTGCAGGACGCAATGTACCGTGAAGGCGCAATGAGGGTTACTGGTCAGCCGCATGGTTTTTTCTTTCTTGCCGTGAGCGAAAGCATTGATTGTGGTCGGTATCCGGTACGCGTGTTCGAGCTGGATGCGAAGGATGTCGATACCGGGCACGCTCTGTTCCGCCGGGATCTGAATACCTATCACGAATGCCGCATCAATGATGAATGGGGTGGCGTGGAAATTATTAAACGCCCTGACTGGGCACGTAAACAGGATATGTACATATGAGCAACAACATCGCAAACATCAACGCACCAGTAGACACAGCAATCGCTGGCACTGCTGCAACTATTTTCAGCCCAGACGGCTTGAACCAACTGATGAAATTCGCCGAGGTAATGGCGCAAAGCCGCGTAACGGTACCGGCGCACCTCGCCGGGAAACCAGCTGATTGCATGGCCGTGGCAATGCAGGCTGCGCAGTGGGGAATGAACCCGTTTGCCGTGGCTCAGAAAACCCATGTTGTGAACGGCACGCTAGGTTATGAAGCCCAATTAGTAAACGCAGTTATCTCAACAATGTCGCCAACAAAAGATCGCATCAACTACGAGTGGTTCGGGCCGTGGGAACGCGTGATCGGTAAGTTTGTTGAGAAAACATCCAAAAACGGCAATCCGTATATCGCACCAGGCTGGACTATAAAAGACGAAGAAGGCTGCGGTGTTCGCGTATGGGCAACCATGAAGGGAGAGGATCAACCTCGAGTGCTCGAGTTAATGCTGTCTCAGGCACAGGTAAGAAACTCCACACTTTGGGCCAGCGATCCGAAACAACAACTCGCATACCTTGCGACAAAACGCTGGTCTCGCTTGCACTGTCCTGACGTAATCATGGGCGTCTATACACCTGACGAATTACAGGAAACGGCACCGCGCGTTGAGCGAGACATTACTCCGCAAACAACTACGGCTGCGGGAATTAATAGTCTGATCAACGCTAAAACAGTGAAAAAGCCTGATGAGCAAACGCGTAAAGCGGATAGCCGTGATCCAGAAGAAATGCTGATGGCCTTTACCAGCGCAGCGATGAATTACAGCACTGTCTCCGAACTGGATAAGGCTTACAAATACATTGCACAAAAACTTTCAGATGATGACGAACTGCTGGCAAAAGCCACCGACGTTTACAGCGTTCGTCGGGAAGAATTAAACGAAACATCTATGTAACCACCACCGCGGCGCCACGCGCGCCGCACTGCAACCAAGAGAGGTATTTATGAAAGGTGCATTAGGTAAGAAGGAACTCCTGGCGGTGGTGCCACTGTCATGGAGCACTATCGACCGTATGGAGCGCGCAGGGGAATTTCCTAAACGCTGGTATATCACTGACAAACGCTGCGCATGGAACCGTGACGAAGTTGAGCGTTGGCTTGATGAACGTCAGGCAGCAAGCCCGGCAGAGTTCCAAGGTAAAAAGCCTCCTGTTCAGCAACGTGTATATCGTCCTGTGAGCAACGCTGCATGAGTGCGCTGCTAAGGCACTGGAGCAAATGGTCAGGATGGTACTTATTCCTGGCCTCTGTTTCAGCATGGCTTTATCTGCTGGCATTAATTTTCAGAGAGGGTTGGATTAAGTGAGAAAGTTAAGCCGACTTGAAAAATATCACATGAACAAGGTTTCAATGCGCAGTCCGTCAAAGATTGTCGCCGTTACTCCTGCGGCGATAGAGATCGAAAAACGCGCGATTGAAAGAGAGAAAAAAGGGCAGTTCCGCATTGCCGCTCACCTTTGGCTTCAGTGTATGGATGTTGCTTCTGGTGATGTTGAGCGTGCAAGGATCGCGGTTCGCAGGGACCAATGTATCACAAAAGGTAACGGCCTTCGCCGTGGCGACTATAGCGGCATAGGATGTTGTGGGGTGGTTTATGACTAAGAAATACACACTAATCTATGCAGATCCACCCTGGGTATACCGGGACAAAGCCGCAGATGGTAATCGCGGTGCCGGCTTTAAATATCCTGTTATGAGTGTGCTGGATATCTGCCGCCTTCCTGTGTGGGATTTGACCGCTGAAAACTGTCTGTTGGCCATGTGGTGGGTGCCAACACAACCACTCGAAGCACTAAAAGTTGTTGAAGCCTGGGGATTTCGTCTGATGACGATGAAGGGCTTCACGTGGATAAAATGTGGTAGCCGACAACCAGATAAACTGGTTATGGGTATGGGACACATGACTCGCGCCAATAGTGAAGATTGCCTGTTTGCGGTAAAGGGAAAACTACCTACGCGCATTAATGCAGGGATCGTTCAGTCATTTACCGCACCGCGGCTTGAGCATTCAAGAAAACCAGATATCGTTCGTGAAAAACTTGTGCAATTGTTAGGCGATGTTTCTCGCATTGAACTGTTCGCCCGCCAGTCGTCTCATGGCTTCGATGTTTGGGGTAATCAGTGCGAAGACCCGGCAGTGCAACTACATCCTGGATACGCGTTGGATATTGGCGGATTAACAAATGCATTCAGCAATGCTCCGCTGTCACCAACAGACAACCAGGGGCGGGAGCGTGTAGCATGAACCTATATCAACGCATCAATGGCGCTGACTGGTGCAATATCTTCGTCGTCGGCGATCTGCATGGGTGCTACACGCTGCTGATGAACGAACTCGACAAAGTTTCATTCGACCCGGCGCGCGATTTGCTTATTTCCGTTGGTGACCTTGTTGACCGCGGCGCTGAAAACGTCGAATGCCTGGATTTGATTACTATGCCGTGGTTCCGAGCTGTTCGTGGCAACCATGAGCAGATGATGCTGGATGCACTGGTCAACGGCGGAAGTTTCGGACATTGGATGTCAAACGGCGGTGGATGGTGGCACCAACTTGATTCTGAGCAGGATGTGAAACTCAAATACCTTCTGCCAAAGATTACCAACCTCCCGATGATTATCGAACTGGTTACCGGCAATAAGAAGGTCGTCATCTGCCACGCAGACTACCCGCACAACGAATACGCATTCGATAAGCCAGTACCGGAAGAAATGGTGATATGGAATCGTGAGCGGGTTAGCGGCGCGCAGGACGGTATTGTCTCGGAGATAACCGGTGCCGATTTGTTCATCTTCGGTCATACGCCAGCACATCACCCACTGGTGTATGCAAACCAGATGTACATCGACACCGGCGCAGTGTTCTGCGGAAATCTGACGCTTACCAAAGTCCAGGAAGGATAGAATTATTTATTACTGCCTTCCATCCACCTCTCAAACTTCGACGGGGAGAACGGAATCAGATCCGTATGCTCCCCGTTAATCCAGGAATCAATCATATCTGCCCACTGCTGCAACATGTAGGCGCGCTGTCTGGCGTATTCCGCTTTGTTATATACGGCGCGCACACCTTTCTGCTCATGTGCCAGAGCCTTTTCAATCCAGTCTGAAGGATAACCAGCCTCATGCAACAACGTACTGGCTGTACGGCGCATATCATGTACAGTGAAGTCCTGAATATGCTCACCATCTTCATTTATTATTTTCACCGTTCTGTCGATCAGAGAGTTCAGCGCGGCATTAGATAATGGCTTCCGGAAATTGTAACGACCAGGAACCAGATATTCACTTCCACCAGCGCACATCTGCAACCCGACCAATATATCCTGTGCCTGTTTAGGCAGGTAAATAACGTGCGCCCGGCTTCCCTTCATGCGGTCTGAAGGAATTGTCCATGTCCATTTTTTAAAATCTATTTCGTCCCACGTTGCATTGGTGAATTCGCCCTTACGAACCATAGTGATAAGCACCAGTTTTAAAGCCATTTTCATAGTGCCCATAGCACCAATGGCATCCAGCGTGCGGAAGAACAGGCCAATTTCTTCTGGTGTCAGTGTTCGCTCTCGTGGTTTAAATATGGCGATAGACGAAGGTTTAATGTCAGCCGCAGGATTAAACAAACCATGACCACGGTCATTGGCGTGACGGTATACGCTGCTGATAATCTCCCTGGCCTGTACTGCTGTTGCCCGACCACCGCGTTCGACAATCCGGTCACACAAATCACGAACCATCGATGTGGTAATTTCAGCCATCATTTTGTTGCCAAGAACCGGAAGTATGTCACGATCGATCACCGCCTGCTTCATTGCGCGGGTACTGTCAGCCAGGATGACGTGTTTCATATAACTGTCGGTATGTACCGCAAACGTCTCGGCACCACGAATCTTTTTGATACCGTCACGTTTAGCCGCAGCCGGCGACTGGCCTGCTTTAAGCAGCTTCTTTGCAGCAATCAGTTCTTCTCGCGCTTCTGCTAGGCTGATACCGTCACGCCCATACTGCCCGATTACCAGTGTTTCGCGGCGACCGTTGATACGGTAGTCATAGCGAAACGAGACCGTGCCTGACGTAAGCACAGCTACATACAGCCCGTCACGATCGGAGACCTTGTACAGTTTGTCCTGCGGCTTGAGGTTTTTTAATTTTGTATCGGTAAGCAC